GGGAAGGCCAAAGACCTTCGGAGTTAGAGTTAACCAGTAATGGTTGTCCTTACTAACCGTGACTTTGCAAATTATAAAAGAAATGCATAGCCATGACGTTTGGATAAACTTCTAAACTGTTCCACCTGTTTAGGGTGTAGCGGTTTAGCAGTTCTCTCCTCTATAGTCTTAGTATAATTCAAGAACCTATTGATGTTGTATAACATAGTGTATACATCTTCAAAGTGTTCTGGAATATACCCTTTAACATCATATATAAAAGTGTTAACATGGGTATCCTGCACTAAATTCCGCGCCTTTGACCATAATTGACCTCCAAATGCGAGATTAGAATGATAATTTCTATCTCACATAAGGATTTCATTTATGTCAATAAAATTTATGAGTTTATAAAGATTAAATAAAGTTAATTTATTAATCTTTTTATCCTCAATAGATTTTAAAAAGGCAGCCAATTGTTTTCCTCAATTATTAATTGAGTGAAACAATGGGAATAGATCCAATTTCTTTGGCTCATTAAAGGAAGATAAAGCTCAATATTGAGTGAATCTCCTTTGGAGTTTGGAAATTGAATCCATTCCAGAATGGATTGCAGGAATTATACTAATACCAAGTACCCTTAGGGTTTCTTCTCTAAGGATTGTACTTTCGCTTGGTATGGGATACCAGTCATGGTTCCTAAAACTGAAAGCCAAATAATTTCTTAATTGGCAATCAGTAATAAGATCCATACTGAATCTCATACTGAGATTTAACATATTTAATTTAGCTCTTAAATATTTACTATTAAATTTAACTTGTTTAACAAGCTTACGTTTAATGTAATATTTAAATGTTAGATTATTATATAACCTAACTACTAAACTAACTAGGCCTCTCTTACTCAAGTACATATTACCTTTGCTAATAAAATAATCAAATAAAATCGTAAAGATTATAAAAGGATTATCTATATTAGCAGCTATACCCTTTAAAGGTATAGGTGATAATTCCTTGTATCCGTCTGGTGTTCAACGTATCCATCTCTTAGCAAATTCATATGTATCTTTTGATACATGTGTTTTATGCATAGATATGTCTACGCCCAATTTGTTCATAAAACTTATATAATTTCTAGCGACTGTATTGTCTTTAACAACAATATCGTCACCAAGAATTATATAGTTGGTAAATGGAAATTTACCAGCTTTATGAGCACAAAATTGGACCACCAAATGGTGAGACAAAGTGAATGCTGCTCATGATGAATATGCACCCATGGGTTGACCAACAGAATATCTGTAGTCTTTCCCATCATGGTGATAATTTCTATCAATGAGTAGTTTCATTCAACATTCTGTTCATTTATAACTTTTAATAACATTATCTAGTGTTTTATTAACCAGATATGTCATTAATTTTTGTTGTAAATGGACAGGAAACCGATCAGTGGCACTTGATAAGTCAAGACTATAAAAGGGATCATTTCCTTCTCATTTATGAAACGGATCTTGAGTAAAAGTCCTATCACAAGGAAGTTTGGATAACATATCCATTAACTTATTGTGAATAGGCTTTAAAGCAAATTGTGTGAAATAGTCACTAATGGCTATTACACGCATTTTACACTCAGGATCTTTAACGATACTCAATCTACCAGTGTTACGATGGTTAAACAACAACTGTTTATCATCTTTACCACTTGGCAGGTGAATATCATTATGTTTGATAAATGAATAAAATGGACCAATATATTTAGTAAAGAATTCTTTACCAACTAATTCATGGATATACCACAATTGTCTAGCATTCAATCATTTAACAGTTTCTGTTATTGAAAGAACACTTGGACCATGTGGACCCATTTTTAGATTGATAAAGAAATTATCTGTACTAAATTTTGGTAATTCCATTTTTAAATCAAATTCTCTTATAAACTCTTTAATAAATGAACCAGGAACAGTTTTAAACTTGTTCTTTTTAGGTCCATCTGTTATTGAGCTAAAATCTATTGGAATAACTTCATTTTTACGTGGAGTTATAGTCCTTGATATATTCAATAAAGTTAAAACAAATTTGATTTGTTCCACCTTTTTTGAATCTATCATAGATTTTAGATAATAGAATTTGGAAGGAAATCCGCCTTTTGTAGCTATGAAAGAAGTATTTCTGTAAATTGGTCTACCGCACATGTATCTTGTTATTAACAATCTACATTGCTTTAGATATTTTACAGTAAACAATGTTCCATTCTTCTTAAGAAGACTGAAAATTGTTTTAAATACTCTTTTTATAATTTTAAAATCACAGTTAGGAAAGACCAACTTGGTTAACCTAACTATTATGATATATAATAAATTATGTATCATGATTTTTAGATTTTAAAATT